CTCAGATGCACTTTTGAAAATTTTATGTTTTCGGAGTTAGTCGAAAGTACCGTAGTACAATCAACGTCCTACTCACGAGTAAGGAATACACCAACAGATAGTTAATCTGTCGGGTCGGGATTATTTCATTAATATCTCTATTAATGAGAAAGTTACATTTCAGTAACTGCTCATAGTAGGGAGTGGTAGACATTAGTGTCGTGTCCACGTCTCACCCTATCCGTAAGGAGTGTATATACCTACTCACCGGCCTGGCTAATCAGTCTTAAGTGCCACCTATCTTACAGTTGCTAGTAGAGCTCTCATAAAGGAGTTATCTAGTACTTGTTGATGGATCACAAAACCGCTCCAGGATCGCCGAGTAACTTGGACCATAGAATGCTATGCGCCCTAAGAACCATTTCAGGTTCACGGTCTATTAAACCGGGTATAACTTACGGAATCGGATGTAGTCTCGCGTTGACAGTACTCCTGCTAATACTTGCCACTATATCTATGAACTAAGAGAGTTATGAGGAACTGCAAATATTCTTCGGTTAGGTCTAACCAACTTATGTTGGCTTACCCAGGAAGATACTAGAGAGAATTCTCTAATTCTAACCTGAACAGCTTCTTTCCTTACGGAAATAGCTGTAACCCCTAAAGGTAAGTTTTCAAGTTTATTGAATAAACTTTCAATTCTTACTAATAGATTCTGAATGTCATCTAGACTAATTTCAGAAGAAGATACTATTTCAGATAAATCATTTCTGATATCTCTTACGTCCCCAGGTACATCCATAAACGCTGTTCGGTATACTGTCGAATTAATTTCTTCAGTAATATGGCCGATAAGGTCCTTTTGAGGACCTACAGGTTTAGTATCGTTAAATATGATATCATCATATAGAACGATTGGAGGTGCCGTAGGAGATGAATACTTTCCGTAATATTTAGTTACGGTTACAAGTCGTCTAACATGATCCCATATAGGCAGATTTTCATCTACCTGTTTCTGTAAATCAGAAATAAGATCTTTTAGATATGAGTGTAAAACACTCAACTTGATATCATCTCTTACATTGGCTACTCTTGTTATCGATTTCGATAAGAAGTAGTCCAATAAGGGTCGAGGTACAACACCTTTCGGTGAAATGTACGCTAATAGTAAGTTTCTCCATACCTTTCCCATTTTAGTGAACGGTTTAAGATGTTGAGATAAAACTCTCCATCCAGACCCATGTATTTTAAGGAATTGAGCCGCACTAAGTTTATACTTAGAAGCAAACTCTATTCCAGCATTAATCATCTGAACCGCTACCCAGTATTCCTTAAAAGGAACTGGCGAAACATCTGTTAAATTAACAAATGTTCGTTTAGCGAATTCTAATGATTTCCCTTTTGGTGATAGGAGGCTTTTAGCCAATCCTATTTCAACACCTAAGAGATTACATGTTTCCACATAAGATTCAGCGACAGCTTTGTCGGCGATAACTATGTCATCACCTAAAACGGCGTAATCGGAGAACCAATGGTAATTAGCTGGATCAACTCTAAATGCAGACCATTGAACCATTAGATGATGGGTGAATGCAAGCATTCCCCAACTCGTCAATGCTCCCATTGGTTGACCTGCTTCATAGTGAATTAATTCACCACTAGGCACACCTTTGTAACTATTAATAGGTACA